GGTGGCCACGGCGGTCGGTACCCACTCGGCACCGGCACCGGAGACGGTCGAGCCAAAGGCCTTGATCGCCGGTGCGAGGATCTCGCGACCGTAGCGAGTTTCGAGCATGCCTTTGACGTTCGCCAGGCGGTCGCGCTTCTCGTTCTCGCCGATCATGTCCAGCGGCTCGCCGTGGAAGATTTGGCTGACGAAGCGGGCCGTGTCGACCGAGTTCTTGAAGTTCATGACCAGGAGCTTCAGCTCCTCGGGCACGTGCTTGAACTTTGGCGCGCCCACGTTGACGTTCAGCAGTTCCTTCGGATGCGACTTCTGGAAGTACCGAAGGGCACGCTGCTCGTCAGAGCCAACCATGTTCCCGGCGCGATCCCCACCGCCGCCACCGTAGCCGCGAGTGGCAATCAACTGAGCCTTCTCTTCTTCCAGCTCAGCGATACGCGCCTCGGCCTTGTCCGTTCGATCCGTAAGGGACTTGACTTTCCCCAGGGCTTCTTCCAATTGAGCCTTTGTGATCATTGTTCCCTCCTAAGATTGGTCGCCTTACAATCAAACATTCAGGCGCTTTAGTTTCACATCCAAATCTCTCGTATAATCGGCCAGCAAGTCAAGCGACTTAGCTTGTTCTTCGTCTTTACCGTCGTCAGACGAGTCGTCATCATCGCCCCTATCGGCATTTTCTCCCACAGCTTTAGCCGCAGTCAAGTCAACTACGCCATCCAACTTCGAAGACATGCCGCGAAGTTCGTTGATTACCTCGCTGAGTAAAACGTTTTGCTGCCGGCTGAGTTCCAGATAGGGGTTGTCGTCCGGCGTGCCAACCGCCTTCGATGAGCCGGGTTCTCCTGCTTTCTTGCCGCCTTCGAGGACATTCAGGTAAGCCCACACGGCGAACGCGTACCGGTCTTCGGCCTCGGCTTTGTCGGCCATGGCTTTCGCCTTCGACCATTTCCCTTCGTCGGCTACCCAGTTCGGCGGATTGCCTTCACCGTTCTCGGCAACAGCCGCGCGCTCGGCGTTGTACTTCTCAACCGCATCTTTGATCTCTTCCTCGGAGAACTCGGCGTCGTCTCCTCCGTTGTCTTTACTTTTTTCTTTTCCTTCTTCGTCTTCTTTGCCTTCCTCTCCTTCGCCCGCTGCTCCTTTCTCCTTGCCTTCTTCATCTCCTTCTTCGCCCTCTTTGCCTTCCTCATAGGCGCGTTCTTCATCACCACCTCCGTCACCGGCAGCAGCGCGAGGCGCGACAACGGCCAAAACGCCTTTGCCGAGGTCCACGTTCATCGCGTTCTCCAGGTCTACCGTCTCAGGATCGGCTTGGATGAAGGCGTAGCCCTCTTCAACTTCTTCCATCTTATCGGCAGCGTACCCTGCGGCCGACACCATCTCGGCTGCGGCTTCGGCACTCTCGGCCTGGTCCTTCGGGACGATGATCTTGCAGATCACGGCTTCGCCGGCTGCCTTCGTCGATTCACTCTTCGTCTTCATCGCTTCTCCTCCTCGCTCTTGAGTTTCTGCATCCTGCTCCTCGCGTGCCATGACCCGGTCCAACAGTGCCTGGTCACCCTTGTCGAGATTCGCAAGGAGGTCTTTATCGATTCTGAAAACAGTGGCGAACGCCTGAAGGACCTTGAGTGGCACCGGCGTGATTTCACCACTGAGGACAGATTTTACATCGCCCAGAGTGACACCGGCCTCTTCTGCGACAAAGCGCAGAGCCGCGTCACGGTTGCGGACCTCGCCGATCTCCATGAGGTCGGAAAGTCTCTGGTGGAGTGCGGCTGCGACCCATGCTCCTTTTTGGCATAACCTCACGCGCTCAATGAACCGGTCGGTCCACCTCTGGGCCAGCGGCGACCGAAACGAATCGAGACGCTTCTTCTTCATGCGCGAGAAGGTCGAGTCCTGGTTCATCGGGATCGGAACGATCGACTGCTCGATAAGCTCGGCTTTGGTGACGTCAATGAAATCCTCACCTTCCGTTGATTTTTCGTGCTCAAGCGGATCGAAGCCCACGGAGAACGTCTTGAGGATTCCTTCGTCGACCAGGTCGCGCACGGCAACGATCTTCTCGGACTTCGAGTTGGAAATCTTGACCTCGGTGTACAGGCCATCCTTCTGCGCTTCGATCACATCGGCCTTGCCGACCGGCATGAACCCAAACGTCGGATCATGACCATGGTCGAACAGGACGATCGGGTTCTTCTTGTAGTTTTCAAGTAGCCAGGCCTCGGGGAGGATTTTCTCTTTCATCCGGTCTCGGGTCGCAGCGTTCGAGAACCCTTGGATGACCAGGTCTTTACCTGACCGCTTGACGTGGAAGTCGAAATTGAGAAATGCCACCGTTACACCTCCTGATCGGCGGCGACCAGGTCGCCGTCTATTTCGTTCATCTGATCTTTCGGTACCATGATCCAGGTGCATCGGCAATTGATGACTTCCTCGGCTGGTCCCGAAGGATCGCGTGGAAACTGAAGGTTGTTGTCGAACGGCTCGTCATACTTGACAATGTCTCCGTGCAACTCCTCGTGGCTCGACCGCACTCGTTCGTCATCGGCAGACACCCACATCTTCTGAAGGTCATCGACGACCGTGGCCGCATCTTTCATCGCTTCGGCCTGACCGATCGATACGGCGGTGAGGGTTTCAGTGCGGGCTATGGTCATTGCACGGCTTTGGATCTGAGAAACATCCTGAAAACGCTCTCTTAGGTTTTGAGCAATTTCCTGGACCGTCTTACCTTCATCAATACCCCTTTCGATCGTACCAAAGACGTGTCCGATTGTCGTCTCGTTAAGGTAGGTAAAGATACGACCGGCTCTTTTCTCCAAGGCGTCTTGACGCGCAGCTTCGCCGCGGACGCGCAAGGCGGCGATCTCACGCTTGGACGGCATGTTGAACGGCACCTCGAACGCTGCGTTGTAGCCTACGTCCATGGTCGACGACAACGTCCGGCGGCTCTCATCCACCCACCGTTCCTCGAACCCGTCCAGTGCGCGACGTAGGCGACGACGCAGCTCGTTGCGACCAACCAGCTTTGCTCGCTCCTGCGCCTTCTCTTTCAAGCCGTAGATGTTCAAAACTTTCACGTCGTAGGCAGTGATATCCCACGACTTCTCCTTGAGGAACCGCTGTGCGGTCTTTACGATTTCGGCCGCCATGTCGGCGAACATCTTCATCGTCTGGCGCTCCAGGTCGTGCGCAGCCGTCTTCGCACTGTTCTGGATCTGCGACTCGCGACGGTCGAACCAGTTGTCGTTCGACTTCATGTGCTCGGTAATTTTGTCCTTTTGCGCTTTCAGCCGTTCCGACACTGTGGACTTGTCCTCGGCCTCTTCGTCAGGCTCACCTTCTACCTTGCTTTCAATTTGAGCCGGCTCGACCGAGAACGGTTGAGTCGACGGCTCACCAAACCTGGCCGGCATCTCACTGAAGAAGAACGGAGCGCCAGCACCTCCGGCGGCACCTTCACCGTACCCGGTCACGACGTCACCGCCTTCGACCGGCGGCAGGTTGTAGACGATCTGCCGCACCTCGTTGAGGGTGTGCGTCTTCAGCATCTTCTCGGCGAGCTCGGCCTTCTTGGCTTCGTCTTCTTTCAGAGCGTCGACGTCCGTCTTGTCGAACTCGAGGTACTGATCAGGCGTCAGGATGCCACGCATCTGAAAGTGCTTGGTCAGGTCGCCCTCGACGATCTTCGACAGCGGGATCAGCGTCGAGTACCAGAAGTTCTTGAGTGCGGTCTTCGCCTCTTCGCTGCCAAGGGAGCCGGCTTCCTGGAGGGACAGTTCGTGCTTGGGGATCTTCAGCAGGTTGATGATGTTCTCGCGGTTGCGGTCGATGTGCTCGGCCAGCTCTTGGTTGGCCAGGGTGTGCGCGAGCTCCTTGACGTTGATCCCTTTGGGAAGGACGAGGGTTCGACGCATGTTCCGCCGCCCGGTGTACGCGTTCTCAAACGACCGCAACAGACGCAGGGCAACACGCTCGTTTGCTTCTTTGTCCATTTCCAGAGCGAATCCCGGGATGGCTCCTTTCTGGTAAAAGGAGTTGAGGTAATCCGAGGAATACCTGTTGAAAAGCACAGACTTGCGACCCGGCACGAATGGCGACATGCCCCAGAGCAGCGACGACGGGTTTGGCCGGCGCATGTGGATGATCTCTTCGACCGGGAAGGCGGTGACCGGCTGCGGTCGGAACAGGCCGGCGTCACGAGAAAACTCCGAGACGACGTACTCCTCGATGCCGCCGTCGTTGTCCAGGTTGATGGTGATCGACTCGGCTGGCAGGCCGATGAGGCCCTTCTTCGCCGCTGGGTCCCACTGAATGGTGTTGCCGATCAAGCAGAGGTCCACCAGCAGCGAGTACATCCAGGAGTGATACGACTGGTACTGGTTCGGCTGTTCGAGAATGTCGTTCAGCTCGTGGGAGTCGACCGGCTTGGCGACGAACTCCTCTTCGATCATCCGCCCTTGCATGACTCGCAGCGGCAGTTGGCTGAGCTTCATCGCGACCAGGTCGACGCAGATGTACACCCAGTCCTCGGAGAAGAACAGCATCTTGAGTGTGTAGGCGTCCATGAACGCTTTGACCTCGGACTCCCACACGCCGATGCCTTCCGACTCCTGAGAGATTTGATAGTGCAGGGGATCGGTACCCTTCTCGGATGAGACCTCACGCAGGAGGTTCTGGTATTCCACGACGTCCTCTCGGGTCAACTGTTCCGAACTCGTCTTTGTCTCAGTCATCGTCGTCCTCTGATGCGTCCAGGTAGAACTGCTCGATCGGGGATACGTCTTTACGTTCAGTGTTACCCTTATCGGCAGGTCCGCCGGGTTTGTTTAGGTCTTCAATGAAAGTTACCTCGAACCCACTATCACTGTATTGTACCAATGCGGAATGAGACAAGAGAAGACTTGAGATAATGTCGTCGTGTTTCCCGGGTGGTGCATTGTAAGACATAGTCCCGATCTGGTTCGTCTGGACCTCAAAGGCTTCCAGCTCCTCGCACATCGTCCTCCACCGAGGCAGTCGGACCATCTTCTGCTCGATGGAAGTGATTAACTGCGCTACCATTTCTGCTTTGTTCGCGTTCGTGAAGGTAACACCCTCGTATGGCAGGTTCGTATATGACAGCTGGTCGTCGATCACTCCGCCCAGTCCGGTTTTGTCGTGCCGGACCACGAAGACGTCTTCGAACTTCCGGCAGAACAGAACCAGCTTCCTGATGGCTTCGGTGTACGGCGTGCGGTAGAAGCGCTCGAACCCGACGAGCTGTCGCGTGGAGATGTCGAAGGCGGTGAACACAGTGTAATCAACCGTCTTTGCCCAGTCGGCACCAACGACGACGGTACCGCCGACGTGAGTCGGATCGATCCACCGCTCCCGAGCACCTATGAACTCGATTTCCGGCCCCTCGAGAACGTCGCGGTACCCGGCAAACACCGTCCCATCGTCAATGAACTCGGCCTCGTAATACTGGCGGAACAGCCGTTCGGGCAGTGACCGCCTGGCGTCCTCGATCGCCTCGCGGGACACGGCAGGATTTGCCGAGGTCGGTGCGGTCATGAACAGCTTGGTCGGCTCCATGCCGCGCCGAAGGGCGTGCTCCATCTCCTCCTTGGCTTCCATGCACTTCGTGTAGAACCAGTTCTTCCCGCGGGGCGTCGAGATGGGAACGATCAAGCCGCGCGTCAGTGTGGTGGTGGTCTTAACGGAATCGTAGACCTGCTGCTTCATCTTCGCGGCTTCGTCGAGGACGTTCGCATGCGTGCCTTCGCCCTCTAGGTCCTCGGGGTTCTTGCCTGATTTGAATTCCAGGAAGGAGTCGATCGCGGGTATCCCGAGCGCCAGGGCCGAGTTGTCGACCTTGGCGTATGGCTCTGGCGGAAAAATCTTCTTACAGTACCGGAACCCGATCTTGGTCTGTGCGTAGATGGGAGCAATCCACCGGCAGTACGCGCCCTGCATCGTAAGTGATCTCTGAGACAAGCCGGCAGATGCGCCCCACGTCTTCCCGAACTTTGTGCCGCAGGCGACCCACAGCTCCAGGAGTCCCGGCACCATGAACGACTTGATCAGGACGCCTTGCTTGGCTGAGTTCGGCTTGGGTATGACTATTCGGCTGTGCATCTACGAACATTTGCCTCCCTCCAGCGCGGAAATCTTACTCCGCCGGGATGCTCTCGAACATGCTGTTGAACTCTTCCTCGGTCTGTTTGTTCTGCTCGTCGACGATCTGATTGGCTTGGTCGATTACGTCGCCGGCCTCGATCTGCTCGGGCTGCCTTGCGACAACGCGGTGCGGGCTCCAAGGGGTGACGGGCATCTGGCCGCGCAGCTTCTTCACGCAGACCTCGTCGATCTGCTGCGGTGTCTCTTCGACCCAGATCTCTCGACCGCTCGACAGACCGACCAGTGTGACGTTCGCGCCTTTGTGCCGGTACTTCTCGACCGTCTGGAGCATCATGATGTTGACGCCGATGTCGCCGACGTACTCGGCGAAGTTGTTACGGGTGACTTTTATCCGTCGGAGTTTCAGGAACATTGCTTTCCTCCTTGCATTGAGACGTTTCCACTTTATGCCTGTAAAGCCTCACCAGCTCGATCATCATCCTGTCTGGCAAGTCTTCGTCACCGTCGGACACGGACATGCAGCTGACCTTCCACTGCTCACCGTTGATCGACACCTGGTCACCGGCGCTGATGGTCGTGGGAAAACGGATAACGGATTGCTTCGCTTGCAGCTGCGCGTTCTCCTCGAGGAGCCAGCCGCGATCCGCGTGAGCGCGTTTCATTGGCTCGGTCATCATCTTCTTCGAGACACCGGCGACCAGGTCGTGGTTGAGTTTGATTTCGGCGAGGCGGTCCATCACTCCCTTTCTTTCATCGCGTCCAGGTCGGCATCAATCAATTTGAGCAACCTTAGCCGCTAACCAACGGCCAGCACGCAAACCTTTTGCGATAACTGTATCTGGATCATACTCTACTCTGACAGGTATGCTCATGATCCAATCGCGTTTCCTATTACAAAGATCGCTAACCATCTGTTCGGCTTTTTTGATAGCATTTAAAGCATCTAGTACTGTTTCGAATTCTGGCATTTCATTCCTCCTTTGTTATCGCATCCAGGTCGGCGAGGGCCGCATCAACATCTTCGGCATATTCGCATGGTGCCATTGTATACCAACGGTTTGTGTTCAAAAGCATTTCTCTCAATTGAATAGTCGCACGAACCACCCGCTGCATGGCGTCTTGCTGTTTTAATGATGCCCTTAGCGTTTGGCATAGCCAGGGGATGTCTTGTCTACTCGACGCTATAAATGCAGCGTTTCCTTGCATCGTGCCCCACAGCCTGGCTTCCCCTGCTTTTAAGTAGAGGCCAGCGTCAAGTGATTTAATCCATATCCTGGCGTCAGTGTGCAGCGACGTGTTTTCTTCCCACGGCCCCTCAGTCGCCGCGTCCGCTCGTTTTTCGATTTCAGAGATTCGGTCCATCAAAGATGGAGCCTGTTTTTCTAGGGTTTTCATATTGACACTCCCTTAATGCAGCACCACAGCATGACGGCAGCGCTTGTTGTCAGTGCGTGCATCGCGTCAATCAACCACACGACGAACAAGATCTTGCATGTGGTCTTTCTCTTGTTTGATGTAAACGACATAATCACCTGGATCGATTTCACCAAGCAATCCGTGCTCTTCATGATCGAGGTGAAATGGTTCAGGTGACCTGATGTACGTGTTGCCGTCGGCACCTTCAAAAAACTCGATGTTCGCTGATGGCAACGAACCTGTCTCGGTCTTCACAACAACTCGATGTGAATGGCCGGTGACTTCGCCATAAGCCAGTACATTGTTTTTGCGCTTGTCGAGTCCTGCCGGGATCGAGTCAATCTTGTAAACCAGTATGTCTCCGTGTCGGGCAACAAATTCTGCTTTTTTCATCTTAGCTCTCCATTTTTGGCGGTTGAAAATGTATTTGATGATATTGCCATGCCAAGGCCTCTTTAACATTTTTGCACTTTTCGTCGATTCCTTCGATAAAAACCTTGCCGGTCGATGGACACACCATTTTGAGATAAGGCTTGTATTCGCCCGCAAACAGTTCGCGTGGGACGAATAAATCGTAGTCACCGTCTGTATCAATGATCTCTGGCTTAAGGTGTTGATACATCCGATCCATCCCCATCTTACGAATTCCTGCCATGCGGACTTCGGAGTTTTCGTCGGCCAATATCTTTTTGGCGTCAAGTTTGTCGGATGGAGTGGTGGCCAACCATTTAGGAACGTAGACGCCGTGCAGCGCGTATATCGCAGATCCATCTCGCCAGCGACAAAAGGGTCCGCTGTCGCAATGAGGTCTGTTTTCGTCGTCGACAAGCAAAGTATCGGGGCAATCTGATATCATGCAAAATTTCTCATGCATGATTCGTGGCCCTGATATCCATGCCAATTTCTCGTAATGCTCCCACTTTGAGTAATCAATCTCCAACTTAACAATATGCCTAAAAAACGACAAAAAAGAACACCACCACGACCATTGATTGCCGCCTTGCCACATGTTGTAAGCTCTTTTTGCGCAACGTATTCCTAGGCCGTTAATGCCAAAATGCCTTTCAATTTTAGGCATGCTAGCGACGGGAAAATCATAATATTTGTTGTTATCTGTGGCGTCTGTGGCGGCGCGTGTGGCGGCGTTTGTGGCGTATGTGGCGGCGCGTGTGGTGGCGTCTGTGGCGGCGCGTGTGGCGGCGTATGTGGCGGCGCGTGTGGCGTCGTCTGTGTGTTTGTTTTTCCTTAAATGCCATATTGCGGCAGCAAAACCACCCGCAAAGCGCAGAACAAATGGCGATGGCACAAATACGATCCTGTGATTTGGTGGCGGCTTTAAGCCCGCTGCTTCATAAAGGCCGCGCACTGCATCGCGCGCCTCTTGTCTATCTTGATCGGTCATCCCCTTAGTAGACATAGCATTTTTGATCCAGATATCTGCCCAAGGTTTAAGTTGCTTTTCGTGTTCCGGTGTTAATTTGTATTTTTTCATTCCGTCTCCTTTGTTATCGCGTCCAGGTCGGCGAGGGCCTGTGCTAATTCCTCATCGCATAAAACTTTATTTAACGCCCGAACAGCATCAACAACCCGCTGCATGGCGTCTTCGCGGGGGCGGTGGTTCCAGTTTGCTATAACGTCACTACGCCCACCAGCGGTGCTGAATACCATCCCGCATTGTTTACATAAGACGCGCCAAACACCAACGTGCTCCGACCAGGAAACCTCAAGTTCTATCGACCCGCACGTAGGTGCTGGGCACGGCTTCAGCTTGTCAGTCATTTTCATACCCCATTGCCTTCCTCAGATCATGCATAGCACCAGACAGCCCATTCCATGCAAGCTGTACATGCTTGCCACGTTCCCGCAACCGCTCAACCTCGGCGATGAGCCAGTCAAGGTCACGCCACGCATTTGCATGGTATAGACCGGTCCCCTGGTGCTTTTGCCGTAGTCCTTTAATCTCCGTCAGTCGGTCAGTCATTTCCATCACTCCTTCAACAACTCACCTTCGACGACCAGGTCGGTCGACGTCGGAGTTTTATTCTCGGTGTTCGTCGGGTTCGCCGGGAGCTCCTTGACGGTGCGGTAGATCTGACCTTGGTCGCCCACTTGCACCTCGTACACCACACCGTTCGGCTGCTGCACGGTCACCTTGTTCACCGCGAGGACCTGCTGCGTCAAGATACGAGACGCCGCCAGGGAGATCCACTCGTTGTCCGACAGTGCCAACTTCATCAAGCGCCGCAGGCCGACCTGCTGTCCACGCCTCACGAGGTCCACGACCGAGGCGTTCATGTCTTCCAGGCGCTTCTTTACCGCCGGCTTCAGCAGACGTCGTCGGACGGCAGCTTTCGACCCGAGTCCGACCAGCTTCGCGATCTCGGCGTAGGTCGCTTGAGGATATTCGAAAACGATTTCGCAGATTTTCAGGTCCGTGGTGTCGCACTCGTACTGCTCCCTGAGACGCTGAGCAAATCCTTTTTTCTTGACCCGAGGGGGGGTGTCGTCGGTAACAACCTTGAGGTCTGGTCGCTTACCACTATCATTTCCATCACTTCCGTCACTCATGTCTTTACCTTACCACACCGCACCTGTTCTTTACAGAAAGTTTTACCATTCGAGGTACTGGAAGTATATACGCTGGACGGCTCAGCGCAACAGGATTACTATGAGATTATTTACACGTGTAAGGAGAAACGGTATGAAATGGGCAATCAAGACACTGAAGAAAACGGTGACGACAGCCGGAACGGCGGAGCCCCTGTCGGCAACCACCCTGTGGGCTCGGCTGGTCGAGATCAAAGGCCTGATCGCCAACACGAACAACGCCTACATCGGCGACTCGGCTGTGGACTCGACCACGGGGTTCGAGTTGGATGCGGCTGAAGTTCTCAACCTGGCCGAGAAGGTCAGCGTCAGCGGCGAAGGGGATCTGGTGTCGAAGCTACCGGTGTTCGACCTCAGCCAGATCTACGTCGATGTGGACACGGACGGCGAAGGCGTCTCCGTGGTCTACTTCGAGCCGGTATCCTAAACGCCCTCCAGAGGCCGCGTCACTTCTCGGCGCGGTCTTTCTCCCACACACGAGAGTTCCACCGTTCGACAGCTTCAGACTCAGTGGCGCACGCCGGTCCGGCGCACGCACATGACTCGCAATCTACATACCAGTGAGCGCAGCAGTCTTCGGTAGCGTAAACTCGAATGACTTTTGGACGATCCCATC